GCACTAGAACCACTAGATTTTAGTTTCTCAACTTACTTACGTCCATTTAATAATGGTACTACAGTTACAGCTGAAGAAGGCTACTTGTGGAATGCTTTTGCAGGAAGTATCGCAATTGGTACGGCCAATGCTGCTTGGACAAACGGCAATCCAGCCACACTAAGTGTTGCAAATAGTAATAAGCACCAACTACAAGCTTTTGGCTTAATTATCATATTTGATGACCTAGCCTATGTTTTAGACAATTGCGCCCTAGACAGCGCCACTATTGACTTTGGTATTGATGCCATTGCCAACATTCAGTGGGCAGGTAAGGGTAGCTTGATTCGTCAGCTAGTTATTGCTGCAGGCACACCAGCTAGTGGACAAGTACCACTAACAGGCAGTGACTTAGCAACTGGTATCAATGATGCCAAGGAAAAGAATAGTACTGCTAAGTATATTACCAATAAGTTAACTGTACTACAAGTTAATAATACTATTAACGATTTTACTGGTAGTGACTTCACAGTACCTATCACTGGTGGTAATATCACCCTAAGTAACAACTTAACATATCTAACACCAGCTAACTTAGGTGTTGTAAACCTGCCAATTACCTACTTTACAGGTACACGCAGTATCACTGGTACCTTAACCGCATACTTACGTAGCGGTGCAAGCAATACTGGTGGTTTGTTGAGTGGTCTACTTGCTAATGCTGCTAACGAAATTGACCCAGACTACGCAATCAACGTACAAATGGGCGGAGCTAGTGGCACACACGTTGACCTAAAGATTCCAGCAGCTATGTTGCAGATTCCTACAGTTAATACTGAGCAAGTTATTAGTACTACAATTACTTTTAATGCACAGGGTTACACTGGCAGCGACTTCGATATTGACGCCGCAAACGAAATCACTATTGAATATCACGCAACAGTTTAAGCTGTGAAATTACAGCAGGTGCCGGGTTGATCTCCGGCACCACTTTTTAATCTATAGAATTAAAACTAAGGAAACACATGGCACAAGAGATTAGCCTAAAATCCCTACTAGTACCTAGCAAAACAATTGAAGTAGAGTATCCAGGATTCCCAGAGTTTAAGCTGGAAATCAACTATCTAAGTCGTGACGGATTGATTAATCTGCGCAAGAAGTCTACAAAAACTACCTTTAAGGGCCGTCAAACTCAAGAAGAATTTAACGAAGATCTTTTCTTGGAACTATATGTTGATGCAGCAATTAAAGGCTGGAGCGGCCTAAAGTTTAAGTATATTAACTTGTTAGTGCCAGTTGATGTAAGCGACTATGATCCTGAAGATGAATTAGCCTACAGCAAAGAAAACGCACTTATGTTGATGAAAAACAGCAGCGACTTTGACAGTTTTGTTAGTGAAAAAGTAAACGACCTGGGAAACTTCTCGAAGAGCAACTGATAGCTACTAAAGCCCAAGTAACCAGCTATATGCAAAATGCTAGTATTAGTATGACTAAAGAACAGTATTTTGATATGTGTGAACAGTTGGGCACTGAGCCGGTTGAAGAAGAAATACCTGTTGAATTTGATGATTTTCCGCTTGAAGTTCAAACTGCGTTGAGCATATATAAAATATTGCGTGACGAGTGGGAATTTGTAGGAGGGAATTATTTAGGTAAAAACATAAACGGTATCTTTGAAGTGTTTGATGCATATGATATTGAGCCGTGTGATAAAAGGTTTTACTTAGAATTAATCCACATGATTGATTCTGTCAGAATTGACGAGATTAGAAAGCAAAAGAAGCAACAAGAAAAACCCGCTAAATAAACCTAGCGGGTTTTTTATTGCTCAAAATTTTTTGGTTTGACAATTCACGGCCACAATGATATAATGGTACCAAATAAATTATCTCATACCAATGAGGCCAAGGAGCATCTATGGCAGGAAACCGAATAGACGTTAACCTAAGTGTTAACGATCAAAGTGGCAGCTTGAAAAAGCGCAACGAAGAAGCAAAAGAATTAAATCAGAATCTTACTAGGGCAGCTCAACTTGCTGAGCGCGCTATGAAGCCTGCGGCTGCTCGTCGTCAGCGTGAAGCTGGCGAAAATATAGAGTATGGTCGTGGTCGTGGCAGCATGGGTGCCACTGGAGCAGAAGCCAGAGACTTTGCAAACCAAGCACAGGGTCTTGGTGGTTTAGTTCGTCTATACGCTACCTATGCCGCCAACCTATTCGCTGTTACAGCCGCGTTTAATGCTCTACGCCAAGCCGAAGCTACTACAATGATGGTTCAGGGTATGGACAAGTTAGGTGCAGCCAGTGGTATGGCTTTGGGTGGTATTGCAAAACAATTAGTTACTGTAACGGATGGTACTGTTAGCTTACGAGAAGCTATGGAAGCTACCACAAAAGCCACAGCAGCAGGTCTTAGCAGAGATCAGTTATTAGATTTAGGTAAAGTAGCTAAGGGTGCATCACAAGCTCTTGGTGTAAATATGACAGATGCTCTTAGTCGTTTAAGTCGAGGCGTTACGAAGCTAGAGCCTGAACTGCTAGACGAATTGGGTATATTTACAAAAGTTGGTAAAGCTGCTGAGCAATATGCTAAGAGTGTAAACAAGAGTGTTGACAGCCTAACAGACTTTGAAAAGCGTCAAGCATTTGCCAATGCAGTTATTAAAGAAGGTAAAGATAAGTTTGGCGAACTAGCTGCACAAGCTAATCCATATGATAAATTACTAGCTAGCCTAAGCAATGTAGCACAAAAGATTTTAGAAATTATTAATAGCGGACTGAAACCAATTGTAAATCTATTCGCGGAAAATACTGGATTAATTGCAGCAGCTATAGCATTGGTAGCTGCAAAAATATTCCAACAAGCCATTCCTTCAATAACAAGTTGGCGTGATAATATTGCTAAAGCAGCAAAAGTATCTGCTCAAGCTTCGCAAGAACTAAATACCACTTTTGGCGAAAATGTAGTTGGCAGACTTACTAAGCAGTTCAATGTTGATCAGCTTGATAGAGATTTAAAGAAAGCCACCACAAGCTACGATAACGCAGTAAAGAATTTCATTGCTAGCGATAATAATTACAAAAGAAAAAGCCCAATCTTAGAAACATTAAAATCTGGTCAGCAACTTACATCTAAGCAATTAGCAACAATGCAAGCCGATGTAAATAAGCGCATGGCTGAAGGCAGTGCAGAAAATGTTCGTCATGCTAAAAGCGCACAGGCTATTATAGACTCACAAAAAGAAATGATTAGGCTCACTAAAGAGCATACTAAAGCAGATACTGCTTTTTATGGAGCTGCTAAATTTGGTAGTGAAGAATGGCAGCGCCAAAGTATAACTCGCCAACGTTTAGCAAGAGCTGAGCGTTTAGAACTACTATCTGGCGTAGGTGAAAAAGTAGAAAAACAAGGGTTTAGTGCTGGATTAGCAGCTTTTAAAGCAGAAGTTGATAGTAGTAAAACTCTTGGAGCTTGGGATAAGTTAAAGACTAAGGGTGTTGGCACTCTAGTTGCTATAAGCACAGCCGCTAGTATTGCTATGCAAGCTTTTGGCCCACTGATCTGGATAGTTGAAGCGGCCGTAGCAGTATTCATGATTTTGGATGGAATATTTTCAAAGAATTCTGCTGAAGTAGATGCATTCAATGGTGCCATAGACAGTTTAAAAGAATCCACTAAAACTGCCACTAATGTTAATGATAAGTTCTCCAATAGTTTAGTAACTACTCAGTCACTGATTGCTCGTGGTACAGCAATCACAACACTAACTGATGATATTAATAATTTAGTACAAACACTTAATCAAGCAGATAAGTACGCTAGTTGGTGGGATAGATTTTTGGACGGCTTTAAAATACCATTTGGAGCAGATTTAAAAACTAAATTTGCAAATAGCATGGATGCTGGCTTAACAGCAGCAGTGAAAGCTGTACCTGAAGGCCCACTAAAGAAGGAACTTGAGGATAAGTTAAAGAAAAGCCTTGGAACCTTGGATTATAAAAAAGCTTTTGAAGGATTGAGTAAAGACGATGTTATTCAAAAAGGTGAAGAAGTACAAAAAATAGTTGCTGAAACACAAAAAATTGTACAGAAAAGCCGCACTTTAGCCGAGAATGTTAAAGAAACTAATAAAGCAACACAAGAGTCCTTTTTAAGTTTCCAAAATGCAGTATTTAAGCCTACACAATTGCAGACTTTTATCTTAGATACTACAAAGAATATTACCCAACTAAGAGATGCCTTTAAAGACAGCATAGCAGCACCCGCTGCATTTAAAGATGTTCTAGATGGTGTTACTAAACTAGAATATTTTGATCCTGAGACTGCAAGTGGGATCATGGATCTTGCTAATAGATTTAAACAACTATCTAAACCAATAGCAGATCAAAAAACGTTATTGGAAGAAACAAAACAGCGATTAAAAGAAGTAGAAAAGCAGTATCAAGCTGTTGCAGAAGGATCACGAAAGTATTGGGCTCTTAAAAGAGAAAGAACTGATTTACAAAACCTAATACCACAACTAGAGTCTGGTATTAGAGATGCAATTAATAAAAATTTACCATTAATTGAACAACTAGGTAGAGCTGGTGCAGAGATTTTTGGTAAAACAATAGAGAGAAGAATAGATACGGCCTTACAAGAAACAAACCTGCGAATACAACAAGTACAAAATGCTAGTCAAAGAGCTGCACTAGCGCAGTTACCTAGACAAACAGAAGAAAGTATTGATGAAAGAGTACGTCTTGAAAAAGAAGGTATCAAAATAGAGTCTAAGCTTCGCCAAGTACAAGAAAATTTAATTAATTCCATAGATTTATTACGTGTGGAAATGGAAATTAGAAGATTGCGTGAGGAGAGGGCCAACATTAGACAAGAGTACGCCGGTGATGGTCGTGTACGTAATGCCATGTTAGATGTAAATCAAGCAGCTATTGATCGAGCAGAAAACACACAAAAAGCATTAAAGGCTAAAGATTTACCCACACTGAGAAAGTTAGCTACAGAAGATCCTTCTCTGTTAAACGCTATTTACCGTATAACTAATCGTACCGTCGAACAAGCCACCGTTGATTCTAAACTAGCAGAAGCAGAGTTTCGCGGAGATCTGGATAAAATAGCAGCACGCACAGAACAAGAAAGAAAAGCTCTGGAAGCAAAACTAGCTGATATAGGCAAAGCAGTACCTGCAGCCTTTGAAAGCGGAATTGCTAGAGAACAGTTCTTAGATAAACAAGCTAAAGAGCTACAAGGCGTTCAACAACAGATTAGAGAGCTTGAAAATAGAGCACTAACTGAGAGAAATGAGGCAGCACGCAAAGCAGGTGCATCAGGACTGGCAGTAGAATCTGTAAATAGAATACTCCAACAAGAAAAAGACAGAGCAGAAACTTCTGCAGCAATTGCAGACAATGCAGAAAATCAGAAAAATCAAATAGCACTACAAGTAGCATTTTTGGACGAGGCAATTAATAAGCTAAAAGAAGAGCAGACTACAAGCAAAGCATTAGCCGACTCTACGTTTAAAGATCGCGAAGCTGCTATTGCTATGCAGCGCACACAACTGGGTCTAGATCAGGAAAACTATAGGGTTAGTATCGATCAAGTTGCACAGCGACAGTATGCAATTGAAGTTGCTGATGCTCAATTAGATCGAGATAGAAAACAATATGATATAAGACAAAAACTTGCTTTAGATGAAATTGAATGGGCCAAGAAGTATGCTGCTCAAGGCTATATAATGAGCGACTTACTACGTGCAGAATTACTTGGTTTACGCGAACGTGGTGCACTGGCACAATCCGAAGCAGATAAAGAATTTGAAAGACGCAAAAATCTAGCACAAATAACCAAAGATCAAATGGACCAACAAGCTACTATGGCTAAACAAATTGGTGGTGTATTTGAAGGTGTTACTGATAAAATGACTGATGCCTTTATGAAGTTTGCCGAGACCGGTAAGTTGAGCTTTAAAGACTTAGCTAACTCAGTAATTGCAGATATTGCCAGAATCATAATCAGAATGCAAATTTTGAATATGATGGAAAGTATGTTTGGCAAAGGCTTTGCAGGAGCTGGTGGCAACTGGTTTTCGAAAATATTTACTACTGCAGCCAGCTCTGCGGCTGGTGGTTTTGTGCCAAGTGGTGGCGAAGGTAGCATGTATGTGCTTAGCAGTGAAATGCCTAAGCGTGCAAAAGGTGCTGCATACATGGACACTGGCGTAGAAATGTATGCTAAAGGCGGAATGTTCACAAATAAAATTGTAGCAGAGCCTACTATGTTTAAGTTTGCTAAGGGCGTAGGTATGATGGGCGAAGCAGGTCCAGAAGCTATTATGCCGCTACGCAGAGATGGTGATGGAAACTTAGGTGTTATAGCACAGCCACAGCAACAAGGCAAAGTAGAAGTAGTAGTTAATAACTTTAGTGGTGAAAAGGCTGAAACTCGTGAAACAGTTGATAGTCGTGGTAATCGCAAGATTGAGGTAGTTGTTGGCGAAATGGTAGCCAGTGAAATGGGCAGAAAAAATAGTCCGCTTCAACAGTCCATGATGAACAACTTTGTAACTAGACCCGCAACCGTAAGGAGATAACATTTATGGCAATACCAAGCTGGCCTAGTAGCAATAACTTTCCACAAGTACCACAAAAAGGGTTTACTGAGTCAGTGGGGATCAACATTATAAGATCCGCCACTGACGCAGGGCCTGCTAAACAGCGAGTACGTGGTCGTAGACCCAGTACTATGCAGTTAAGTTTTATAATGACAGATCAGCACGCTGAAATGTTGGAAACTTTTGTTAAAGATACTATTCGTGGTACTAAACGATTTAATTTTTTACATCCACGTACTAAGGGTACTGTGGAGGTTAGAATCGTTCCGCAACAAGACGGCGAATTTTTTCAGCTACAATACTTAGCGCCAGGTTACTGGCAAACACAAATAAATTTTGAAATACTGCCATGACAAGATTAGTTACACTTAGTCCACAAGCCATCAAAGCCATGTTTTCAACGGAAACAGATGAACAGTTGATAACATTGCTAACAATACAAAATCCAGCAAATCCAAATACGCCTGTTCGACTGGCAGATAGTTATACAGGTAGACTTGCTAATTTAACTACAGATGAAGAAGTTGTGTACGGTCTAACTAGTCGTGGTAATGATTATTTATTTTTACCACTAGAAATAAGTTTACCTAGTGAAGAAGATGCTGGCGTAGGCAGATGTAATATTACACTAAACTATGTTACCAAAGAAGCTATTCAGCTAGTTCGTACACAACTAACTAATCCTACGCAAGTAACTATAGAACTTATTTTAGCTAGTGCGCCTAATGCTGTAGAAGCTAGTTTTCCCGGTTTCTATATTACAGCAGCAACTTATAATGCTCAAAGCATTAGTTTACAACTAGATATGATAGATTATAGCCGCGAGCCTTTTCCTTGCTATAATTTTACACCAAATTATTTTCCAGGGTTGTTCTGATGAATATAGATAAATACATTGGTTTACCATACCAGGAAAACGGTAGAGATTGGAACGGCGTTGATTGCTGGGGATTAGCTCGTCTATACTATAA